CCCATTGTTTAGAACCTAACACCCATTGAACACCCGTAATAGCAACCCCAGCCGCTTGGCTAACTAATGAAGGGATAGTAAATATTAACGTCTTTATATTCGCCCACGTTAAACGCTTCCAAAGTGACGCTGTACTATCTTTAATCAACAAGCTATCAGCATCAATGGGGGTAGTGTAACTTACATCACTAACATTATGCAATTCTTCGAGCTCCCACCCGTTCATAATTTTAGTATAGATTTTTCCATGTTGCGAATGTGCATATTCAATGTAACCTATTACAACTATATGACCAGTCGCCCCCGTTGGCTTAATATTAGTAATTCGTCCAGCTACAGTTGGCGATAAGTAAAGTACATCACCATCAACCCACGTTTCGCCTTGTAATGAACCCGTTGTATTTACATCAACTATTTGGCCTAATATAACAACGTCTCCCTCTTGGTTATTACTTATATTTTCTCTGACTAAACCAATGGTATCAGCTGAATTATTATCATTGTTAGCTTGCGCGAAATCAACAGCTAAACGTTGGCCTTGAGCCGTTGAAACCTTAACAGCTTGATAGTTTGAGGCTAATAAATTAACCCCTGTTTTGTTTACTACAGTTGCCGTAACTAATTGTGTTTCGGTTGCTATCACTGAGCTACCTAAGAAGGCCAATGCGCTTAGTTGAGTAACCCCGTTACCAATTTTATACTGCCCCGTTTGTTGCAAGTATACTACCTGACCAGCAAGCAAAACTAATGTTGCATTTGCCGTGAACCATGCACTATCCTTGTAACCTAATTGTATGTTTACGTTTGCCATCTATGTTAATGGTTGAATGATTGTTGATGTATTTGATGTGATTGTATCAATAATGTTTTGTAACACCTCTACAGTGTAAGTTCCACTTGTTGTAAATGTTTGTAAAGTGTTACCGCTTTGGTCTTTGATTAATACTTCAAAGTCTCCGCATGACACGTTGTATTGGCCGTCAATGTAAATGTAATTACCATCAAAGATATTACCATTACTGATAGGTAAGTTACATGAATAGTTCCCAATGTGAGAACTAATTGAAACCTCAAAGAACCAACCTGAAACCATGTCGTCTCTATCTTCTGTATAGTCAGTCAGTGATGTATTTGATTGTATTTTAATGCCTATTTCGCCACTGTCAGCGATTTGCTCAAGATAGTTAAGTAAATCATAGGCTATCATTTCGCAGTCGCTTAAAACGTGCGTTTCGTTTGATTCGTCTAAGTTTACTTTGTCAGAAATATCAATAACAAATTTACGCTCAATAACATTGTTAGTGATTGTTGATGAACTTAACGAACACCAAAGCAAAGGGTATTGAATCGGATTGCTTGCCCCAACTTCCCATTTATCGCCAAAGTAAAAACTATTTAGGCTTTTGTGTTTGGAAGTAAAGTTTTTTAAAATCTCGATTGTTTGGTTTAATGTCAGCATATACTTGAGGCTTTAAAACCTTTAATTTTTCTATAATTTTCTTTTCGTTTGCTTTGCTCATATCTTAGTATGTCCATCCGAAATCAGTTAATTGATCGTTATCACTTGGATTAACTTTGCGAATGATGTAGTCATCATTGATAAATATTCCCGTACTTAAGTTAGTTAATGAACGATTCATTCCCTCACTATTGTAAGTATTATAAAGTGGAAAAGTTGACGAATATTTGATTAAATATTTAGTTAAAAGTTCACTGTAGCGTTCGCCTATGCTTCGCCATTCGTCCTTAACTACTTTCATCTCGCTTTCACTTATTGGTTGTGAGTTTTCCGAACTCTTAACCATCACGCCTTTATTTGTATATCTATACTTTAAAATGGTTGTCGCTTCCATTAAAATATACCAATGCAACATCTTTTGAATGTACTTTTTGATTAGATTAGTTTCATCAACTGAAAGCGTGTTATAGGTAATCTTATCCTGTAAGTCCTCAAACAAAGGAGTGCCTAATACTTGTTGTAAATACAAATCTTGTATCATAATAATTGAAGGCTGTAATAACTCCCAGTCAGTGTTATCATTGATAAGTGATTTATCCTTTAAATATTGTTGGCTTATAAAAAGTGCATCCATTTTATTTAGTTTCTTTTATTGTGATTGCTTTCCAAATGTGACGACAGTAAGGTGTAGTTTCTCCAGTGTTTGCGTTTGTCCACCACCCACCGCGGTAATCAAATGCATTCATTCCAAATTCGTTTTCCATCTTTTCAAGTTGTTCATAAGTCCAATGTTTATCTTTACTCATAGCCATTAAATCTCTGCAATATTTTCTTGAATTACCCTTTAATGGTGGTGTCGGTGTTCTTACAGCATATTTATAAACAGTTTTGATTGTAGTAGTTTTAATTGGCTCACTTTTTTTTTCAATCCCCTTATCAGTTACTTCATAGGCTCTAGCGTTTTTCTCAACTAGTCCCTTTTCTTTTAATCTGAAAACTGATTGTTTAATTTTCTCAATCGAAACATTTAGCAACTTTGATAATTCTTCTTGAGTCAATGTAGGATTACCTTTAATTGCGTTTAAAACTGCTTTGTCTAAATCTGTTACACTAATATTCAATGCATCCTCAAAGTACATTCTATGCGCCTTTAATTCGTATTTAAGAGCGTCTTTTAAATTATGTATGTGTACTTCCTCTTCAAATAATACTTCGTGGCCTTCGTTGTCAGGCTCAGCAAGTTCTAAGAATTTAGCTAAAATAACATCTTCGTTTTGTTTAGACATTTTAACAATGCTTTCATCAATCGCGTCGTTTTCGTTTAAGAAAGTTAATGCATCTTCATTTGACAAACCAAATCCATTAACCATTAAAGCAATAGCTGACTGCTTGTTAATCGTGCCTTTATCGTACTTATTTACGATTCGCATTAAGCCCTGAAACTGTCTACCTGTTAAGTTAGTCAATGTGCTATTAACTTGCGCTTGTATTTGTTCCGTTGGTTGTTGTTCGCTTAATGGCTCAAACCCTTTAATGGCGCGTCTTTCGTCCTGAGTTAAATCTTGGTCAGTCGAGAAATCGTAACCGATAGGCTCTAATTGGTCAAAATCAAACTCTATATAAACACCTGTCATTAAGTAGCAAATGTCTGCTATATATTGTAGCAATGGCTCTTGTCTAGGCTTACTGTATGTGTTTAAGAATAATTCATAAGATTCTTTTACGCTCACACGGTTACCCAATGCACTGCCTTCTGTTTTAACACCAAATATTTCAGGGTTAGTGACATTGTGAGATACTAATATTTTTTGTTGTAAACGCTTAGAAGTAAATTCAAATTTTTTATCAAGTTCATCAATGCTTATCGGTTGAATGCTTGCCGCCTGACCATTCTTATCTGCGAAGTTAAGCACCACACTACCAGCGTTCTCAACCCCTGTATATGTCTGCTCAAATCTATCTTTGATTGCACGTTTAACTTCAGGAGGCTGTTCACCATTGAAGAACGTAACCATCATTGATGAAGAGAAACCACGTCTAATAAATGATTCGTTAAATGTAGTGATATCAATGTCACTTTTAATTTCGCTCAAACATCCATTGTAAGGGACTTTCGTGTAAACAGCGTCTATTCTATTCTTTGCCGGCTGATAGTATCTAAATGACGTAAAGAATGTGCCTACCTGACCTTTCTTGTATATTGAAAATACTTTGAAATCAGGATTTCTGACAGTCCAGTCTTCGCAAAAATATAATTTAGTTTTGCATTCACTTAGTCTACAGTTAGCGTATTGTAGATGGAAATACTCAACAGGCTTACCATTAATGTCAGTAATTACTTGTAAATAAAATGAATTGAATAATTCGCAATCTAAGGCTAACTTTTGCCCTATCTTATTCCAACTTTCAAAACGATTTGCTTTACTTAAAAACAAATCTGCTTGCTCATCTTGTTCTTTGTTAACGGCCTTTAATCCACGTCCCCATAAGTAACGAGCCTTGGCATTTACTATCGCTCCATGCTCTGCATGTTCTTCAAAGTACCTAACAAGTTCTTGCGGGAAGTCATTTTTCTTTCCGTACTTAATATAGTCATGTTGCCAGTCCTTTTTTAATTCAGGACGTTTCTCTTCGCCAAATGTTACGAAAGCTAAACTGTTATTTAGCACTTCAATAGATGTATTATTTTTAGCCATTAAATTCCTTGTAAGTTGTTTGTTCGCTTGTAAATTCTGCTAAGTCAGTTGATGTACCTTTGACCTCAACCTTACCATTTTCAACTAATGCGCCGCTGTTAGCTACGATTAAATTAGTTGTTGATGTTTGTTGGTATATGTTGTATTTCCAGTCACCAATGGTTAACGATACAGTTCCCGTTAGTAAATTTTCCGTTGTATTTTCTGTAATTACAAATTCATTAAAACGCTCTTTATTCGTTGATATATCGGCACAAAGAAACGTTTTAGTTTGCTTAGTGCTATCGTTTATAAACTCAAACAAATACTTTACATTTGTTAACGTTGTTCTTTCGCTTAACGTTAAGATGCAAGTGTTTGCGCTATTCTTGTTAATCAGTATCATTAAATATAAAGTATTAATTTACAAATATAATGATAAAAAAAAAGACAGTCACGTTAATGACTGTCTCAACTCACCACATGAAAGCGATTAGTTTAAGCGATAGTAAGTCCGCTAATTACTGTTGAGCTAACTGATGCAACTCTAGTATATGCGCGTCCTTTAAATTGTAATTTATCACCCATGAAGTCACCTAATGCAACTCCTGATTCTAATCCGTCAGAAACCAAATCCATACCGTAATTCTCACCTAAAAACCAAAAAGTCCCGTCAGTCATTTCAGCAATTAAAATAACTGTATTTCTGATTAATAAATCTAATTCAGTTTGAGTCGCTTGGTCTAAACCTAAAAGTTCCAAGTTAGCTTCTAAATCGTAAGCAACTGTCCCAGTCTTAACGTCTGATGCACCTGTTTGTTTAAATGAAGCAACTTCACTTTTTTGTTTGTATCTGAAAAAGTCAGCACCTACAACAGTTGTAAGAGTTGTAATAACTCCAGCTGTTTTAGTTATTGATGTTACGTTTGCAAATTCTGTAATTAAAAAGGACTTAACACCAGCACTGGTTTTACAAACCTTTGGTGTATGTCCTTGCGTTAATGCACATGCCATATATAAATATTTTTAAATGTTTGTAAAAAAGGGAGGGCGTTCAACTCCTCCCTATGTTAATATTAAGATCCGCAATATAATACGTTAAACGCTTGGTTAGCTACATAAGCAGCGATAGTTCCAACGTGTTTCACGAATAATAAATCTTGGTTTAAAGCAACTTTGTTAACTTCAAATTTGTTAACGTCAGAAGTTAAATCAGTTACCCAAAATAAATGTTCTTTTGGAGCCGCGATAATTACGTTTTCAGGAACAGGCACAAATTTAATTTCAACTCCGTTGTAGAAATATTTTTCGCCTTGAACACTAAATAAATCACGGTAAGTAGCCGCGGTGTTATAGATGTTGATTAACTGCATGTGAGACTTAGGAGCGTAGATATAAGCTGGCATACCACTAGCTAATACAGTAGCTGGTATTGCAGCATACACACGCGCATATTCTTGGGCAATGTTAGATGAAGTGATAGCGATACCGTCAACCTTAACACGTTTACCAACGCCAGCTGTAGAAGTAGCATTCCAATTGTTATACATCATAGATGCAACAACTCCGTTAAATTGACCAGCAGTTAAAGCCGCCGCAACTGTTTTTTCGTCTGCACCGATTTCAGTATTTAAAGGACCAGCAGTTAAAGCCGCGATTGCAGTTTTTTGTGCAGAAGTGATCCCGCTCCAAAATTGGAACTCAGCATCGAATGCGATTTTTTTAGAATACATACCACCGATTACAACTTGTTCAAATTCATTTGATAAAGTTTCCCAAGCTCCTGGTTTCATATCTCTTTTGAAACGAGACGGACGTAAAGTGTTAGGGTCAAAAGTTTGGTAATACAAGTATTTAGTTGGTGTAATAGAGATATCAAATAAATCTAATGAACCAGCTGTAGTAGGCGCACCACTTGTATATGCTTGCATTGAAGCAGTAGTTGAACCTTCTGTAAAGATAACTTCGTTTTTAACTTCCTCTTCAAATGTTACATAACCTTCGCCTAATGTTTTGTTTTCAAATAGGACTTCCTCGATTATTGGACTGGCGGCTACTCCGCGAATGTCTACTTGTGTGTAATTAATTGCCATAATGTTTATTTTTTAGTTTTTGTTTTTTTTATTTGTTTTTCTTCTTGTTTTATTTCTGTTTGTTGGGATTCCTCTAATATGTCAAAGTCTTCTAATTTTACACGACCTTTTGAGATAAGATGAATAGCAACATCGTCTGTTAAGTATTCGTTTGTAATGCGCCCACCATTGAACACATACTCGAATCCTTCTTTAAATTTATACTTTGCCATACTTAGCTAATTTGTGTTTTTGGTAAGCAGTCAATGTTGAAAAATCAACTTTCATTTCAACTGGCTCAGCTACGGGAGTTTCAATGATTTTATTGATCGCTGACAAAGTCAATTTTGAAGTTTCATTTTGTTTTTCAAAACTAGCTTTCAAAGAATTTAACTCAGCTAACATGCTAGCCATTTCAGTTTTTAACTTGTTGATTTCGCTCATCTCTTCAGGCATTTCAGGAGTTTCAACTTCTTCTTTAGCTTCGATTTCAGTAATCACGCCATCTAATACAGTAACCACTGTACCGTCTTCCGCTGTATGTTCGCCATTCGGCGCAACGACAAGTCCTTCGGGCGTCACTAAAAAAATCTTTGCACCAATTACGAATTCGCCTTCAACTGATACAACATTACCATCAACTAATTTAATCTCAGCCATTTTGATAGGCTCTGGTTGTGGCTCTATTGCTGGAGTCTCAGCAAATTGCATAAAAGCACTTTTTAATTTTGCTTTCAATTCTGTAGGCAAAATGTTATTTATTGTTTCGTTTAAATTCATTTTCTATTTTTATTTTAAGTATTTATTTTAATATGAGTGATAACTTTTTAATCAATTAAATTCATAAGGGCCTCAATCTCTTTGTCATTCAAAGGCTCAACGGGTTTCAACTTAAATAAAGCCTCTAAACTAAATCCATTAAATTCGCCTTGCTTAACTTTATTCCATACGTCCTCATTGTTAATTT